TGCTGTGCATCCTGCGCTGAACCCAAGAAGGAAGCAAACGCCGCTTCATAGGACTCCATCTGTGCATTGTAATCTACCGCACTCTTGGCCATTCCTACCACGGCAGCACCGACAGCGATCAAGGCCGCTTCAAGTTTCTTAGACTTCTCTGCGGTCTTTTCACTTGTGTCACCGCTGTCTTCCAGTTTCTCGTTGGTGTCTTTGAGCTGATCGCTTAAAGCCTTCTCGGCCTGTTCTGTTGCGACTATCTCCCTCTTGAGGGCTTCATATGTTTCTTGCGAAACTTCGCCCTTTTCAAACTGCTCTTGCACTTGCTTCTCAGCAGTCTTTAAGGTGTCGAGTTTCTTTTTTGTATCTTCAATCTCCTGCGAAAGGAGCCTTTGTTTCTGAGTTAAAAGTTCTGTGTTCTTGGGATCTAATTTGAGAAGACGGTCAACATCTCTTAATTCGCTTTGTGTGTCTCTGATAGATTTATCGACATCTTTCAGCGCATTCTGTAGACCTGTGCTGTCACCGCCTATCTCAATCGTGATGCCCTTGATTCTGCTACTTGCCATTTAGTCCTCCCATGAAGAAGCTCTTTAGTGTTCCGGGAATACCCTTGAGAGGATATTGTTCTTTGTCGTTCTGCTTCTCTAGTAGCATGTCGTAAACCATGCCCATAGTCATATCGTCCAGATCAGATCGGGACAACCCTAATTCTGCACATCGCAGCATAAAGGTTGCCCCGGTTTCTTCTCTAGTTGTTTTTGCTATTTTTTTTTACTGGTGACCGTTGTCCGCTGATTTCTCCCCCAAAGGTCTAAGATCTCCGGAAGGATGTCATAAATGAGAAACGTATCAAAGGAGTCGAGCCACTCCTCGGGAGTGCCGGGGATTGAGTTATCATACTGTCTCGCCATTACCCATGCGAGATTTTCAAATATCTCAAGATCAACGACAGAGAGTTGCTCGCCCTGTGCTTTATCCATTGCTTTCTGAAGACGGTTCATATCCACCATGATGTCTCTAGACAGCCAATGCCTATATAAGCGAGGAGTCAGAGCTGTAGCTCTGAATCCTACCTGTTTCCCATCTATTTCAATCAGCTTATCCATTAGTCACCCCACACGGTTGTGTACCATCCATCAAGGACGGTAGAAGGTGTCTCGGCTCCTGTGAAAGCCAAGACTTTATTATCCGCCATAGGCAGAGCCGAAATGCTTATAGTCTGTGTCTGCGGATCTATTGTGTCCGTAGTTGTTGACAGACTTCTGTTCGGACGAGTTGCGATGCAGTTGTAAAGAACGAATTTCGTTCCTGTATCATCGCCCTCTTCCTCAAACAGAAGTGCGAAGGGCTTCGGCTGTACGCCGGTCTTCTCCACGATGACCTTATCAGTCGCATTAAGAGTCATCCCAAGAACATCAGTAAGGAAGGACTCGGGAACATATGCGACCTCGAGTTCAGCATCATAGCCATTGTTGGCTACGGTCACATAGAACCTTGTATCGTCAGCGAAAAAGGTGTTTGTGTCTCCGTTAGGAGTCAACGTGAGAGAAACGGCGCCGGGCATCGCTACAGGTGCAGCGAAACCGTTCTGTGTCGCAAGGGCGTAATGCACTTTGCGAACACCATATTTGACTTTGTCGGCCATTCATTCCACCTCAATTGAGTAAATTATCATGTAGCATTCTTCGTCATCGATGTAGGTTTCTTCTTTCTCCCAATAGATCCCGTTGGAAGTGAAAGCATCCTCTATCAACGATTCAGAACGTGTGTCCTTGTATTTGGAATAAAGTTCCACATGGACGCTATTGATTTTTTTATAGACTATGTTGTCTGCTCCGAAGTTATCGGATCCAAGAACAAGATAGCAGATAAAAGGCAATGGCGGCGCTTCACCGACCGCCCACGCTCTATAAACGACCTTGTTGGAGAATCCTTCTATGGATGTGAGCAGATTTTTCAGTTCAGCTAACGTCATTGATATACTGCCTCAACTTTTCTTCGAGCATTTCCATAGAATGAGCTTCGACTTGTCCAATGTGCGGATGTGCAGGAGTTCTGCCGCCTCCTCTTGCGTTGGCGTGTCCGTATTCGAGCAAGTGAGTCAATCTATAATGCTTCTTGTTGTAGATTATCTGATTCAATTTGAATCTGTTTTCGGAAGTGACTTTTCTGTCCCAATCGTTCGCATAGCGACCGCCACCGACTCTCCTCGGACTCGTTTGCCGCAGTTCCTGCACCGCTTCAATCGATGTCTCAACCACAGCCTGTTTGGTAACATCTGCTATCTCTTGAGTCCATTCGGAAATCTGTTTGCTTATAGCGTTCGCCATTTCGTTGATCGGGACGGCACTTGTTCTGCTCATGTGCCTGTCCTCCGTTCGACATACAGCTCGATGTTCTCGTCTTTGCGTAGATAGGTGCGGTATATGGAATACCGCACACCACCATACGCAAGGACTTCTTCACCGTTATAGTCCGGAGCAAACATTGTGATCTTATATTCGGGCTTCAGTCCATTCTGTCCACCGCTGAACCATTCGGTTTGAGTGACAGACTGCACGTTGCAAAAGACTTCTCTCTCGGTCTCCTGCGCTATCTGCTGATTGAGGTCATCAAGCACATAAGATACGGAGATGAGTTTAATTACATCCGACCTGTCCATTACTCCCTCCAAGTCCGTAGCCTGTGGCGGTGATCAGTTGGGCTTTCTGCTCATCATAAGATTTTTTAAGTCTATCGGGATCTGACGGTTCCCCGAAGTGTAGTTTCACATAAGTGATGACCGCAGTAATGATAAGTTCATCCGTTATGCTCATCGGGATACCCACAAGCCCCAAATCCATCAATGCTGCGTTAATGAGGCCGTTGATCTCACTGTCAAAAGCATTGGTCACTATTCTTAATGCGAGTTTTACACGCTCGAGCATCTGTCTTCTCCCTTATTTTTTCTTCTTCTCTTTCTTCTCGGCTTTTACACGCCCAAGTTTTGCGAGAAGCTCAAAGTCTTTGTCCGGGATATCCACGATCTGACCTTTAGTAACGGTCAATGTGGTATCCATTAAAACCTCAACTCTCATGTTGACGGAGTAACATGAGCGAAACCGTTCGGCCTCACGAGGTGGACATCGCACAGAACCTTGCCAACGATCTTGACGAGGTCATGCTCTGCATCGCTGTTCTCATCAACGATGTAACGGAAGTCTTCGCCTTCGGGGAAGTTGGCAACAACACCGGCAAGGTCACCGACATAGACACCGGTTGCGGTGGCGTTGAAGATGACTTCAAGGCCCTCGAACGGATCTTCGATTCTAGCACCGGCTGTGGTGCGGATGGATTTGATGGCCGCATAGGTGGCACGGCTCATGATGGCAACAGGATTTGTTGCTTCATCAGACAGAGCGGCAAGTCCGAAGAGGACGGCATCTCCATCGATTGCATGAGTGACCTGTGCGGTCAGTGCGGAAGCAGCGAGGTCGGCGATGATTGCATTCTCAATGGCCATAGCGAGCTGATGGCCGAACTCGGAATACAGATAGTCAAGGAATGCACGGCCACGCAGGGCGAGGACACGGTCAGAGACCTTAATCCACTTCTTGAAGTACTGAGCAACGAAGTTGATCGTTCCAAGAACGAGTGTCTCCTGTGCAGGAGCAGTCTCATCACCCTCGGTGTGCTTTACAGCACCAGTAGCGGAAGCCTCATAATTGACGGCATAGTTGCCTTCAACATAGACCTTGCGGATTCGGGACAGCAGGGGACTCTTATCCCAATCTGTCCAAATAAAGGAGTCAACAATCTTGCTGACTTCTACGGTACCACTTGCATCTGTGGTGAGCAGCGCTCTCTGTTCGGGAGTAGCACGGCCTTTGATTGTTTCTGCGAGAGCATCTTCTACTCTTGCACGGAGTTCCATATCATTCATGGTCTCTTTCCTCTCTTCTTTGAATGTTTCTACGGTCTGTCCGGCTCCTGCCGCAACAGTCGCTCTGATCTCTGCCTTCTTGGCTTCTTCGCTCTTGCGAGATTCAAGTTCTTCTTTGATGGACTTCATCTCGGCTTCGAGTTCGTCAAGATTGGCTTCGGGGGAATCAAGTTCTGCGATGATTGCGTCTCTTCTCTCGAGAAGCTCATCGACCTTCATTTCTTTAAGGTTCATTCTGTTACCTCTGCCAAAATTCTGATTTTCTGTTTCTTGCGCTCCACTTCTCTAGCCTCGGCTTTTGCACTCTCCAGTGATGCCTTTGCACTGTCCAGTGCATCAGCAATGCCTCTAGCTTCAAGTGTGGTCTGCGTGTACGCCGGGAATGTCACGGCGCTTACTTCAAAGACTTTCTTGATTCCAAGAATCGTCCTTGTGGGATGATCAGAATCCATATCATCCCATCTATCACTATCGACATTGAACATGAAGGACATTCCGGAAATATCGCCTCTTGCCGCTGCCGAATAGAGAGCCTTTGCATCCATGTTGTTCTCGGTGTCGAGATTGGCTCTGATGTCCATTCCTTCACCTTCCACAACACTTAACTGCATCGTTGAATTTGCGTTATTGTTCCTCGACCTTGCGAGGGGAATCATGTCTGTATTGTGATTGACGAGCAGACGAACATCACGAAGGTCTGTGTCCTTCAAGGCTCCGTCTGCGATGATCTCATCGTACCAACCAAGATTAGTGCGCTGATCATAAACGATTGCTCTTCCTTCAAGGAAGTTGCCGTTCGTCTCGTTGTTCTCTGCTCTGACTTCAAAATTAAAGGTTCTGATTTCCATTAACCTTTTCCTCCACGTTGTAATACTCGCCACGGATGATTCTCTGGTCACCATTCTCTACAGGCGGCAGATTCCAAATTTCCCGGGCATCGTTGATGCTGATTATTCCTCTATCGAGCAGCTGTGCCGACACATTCAGCTTGTCTGCGTTCGTCATGTACTGGAGCCTGTTCGATGTGGCCATCACGCCGTTTCCTTCAGACTGTTCCCGGAGAGTGAAAAGCATCTTTGTCATGACTTCGGAAAACTGAATCGCAAACGGCTCTATCGCACCCTCATAGAAGGCACTCCATGCATCGCCGTATGCTCGGTTCTCTAGGATCTCCTCATTTACTCCGAAATAGCTGAAGACATTTTTCTGAATGACCTTCATTTGGTCTGCATCTATTACCCACGGCTTCACATCTATCTGTTTGATGTCACTGTAAGTGTTGGGGAACAGAAGCAAACCTGTAGCCTCGGCATCCTTTGAGAAGTTCTTTTCTGTGAACCTCTTGCGTTCCTCGGCAAGATCATCGGATTTTGAGAAGTTTGTCAGTCTCGCCATAAAGCGATATGAAGCAGAACTCTTGACCCCCTCCTCGATGCCTTGATTCTGTATGTTGATGAGTTCCATTGTCGGGAACAGTGCGTGATTATCTTCACCGAAAAGGTCTGACTTGTATTGATACTTCGTCATGATTCCGCACTGATCAAGTTCGATTGCGACCTTATCGCCCCAAGCAAACTCATAACGCAGATACGGAGTATTGCCATATCTCGCTATCGTGCATTTATACGGTAATGGTGCATAAACGCCCGAAATCTCGCCGTACTCGTCAAGTATCGGAACAATGAATGCGGTATTGTGGACATCCAACAGAGTAGCAAGACGGTACAAAAACTGTGACCATGTCTGAAAAGCATTCGGGCCTTTCTTCAGTTTGTTCTGTAGCCTCGGCTTCGCTGCACCCTGCGTTGTCACGGCCAATTTGGAGATGTGAGTCGCTCTTGCGTTTATGACCGCCCTAATGAGTTGGTCTTCGTAAAGATTCCCACCGTAGGAAGTAAAATGCTTCTGATACGGCGTGAGCATCTTGAACTCACCTTTATATTCGCCTCTCGGCTTTTTTCTGTTGCCAAATAGTAAATCAAACAGTCCCATTCTTTACCCTCAATTGGAGAGCCTGTCTCCAAGCTCCGAATACCATTTCTGCCTTACCGTCATCGCACACAATAATGATGCGACACCGTCAATGTGCATGTTGGGATTTATCTTTATCAGTCTGCCTCGGCCTCTCTCCTCGCTCATTTTGATTGCTGAGTTCAGTAAATGAGCCTTCAAGAGGTCGTTGTCTCCTATGTGTATCTTTCCGTCTTCAAGTAAACCTTGTACCTCTTGGATTACCGGATAGAGGTTCTCGCCTTGATAAACGGAATCTGTGCGGAAGCCGTACGCCTCCATGTCTTTGATGAGATACTGTGCGGAATACCTATCATACCCGACCATAAGAGGAAGGATTTCCAACTTTTCCACTAGATTCGTGAACCAGTTGTAGCAATCGTGATAATCTACGAAGTTGTCCCCGGAGGGAGCGAGCCACCCTTTTTGTATGTAGATCTGATACGGTACGCCATCCCTCGCTGTGGCCTCGTCTATCTTTTCTGCCGGTAAAAAGAACTGTCCGAACACATAAAGTTCGCCGTTCTTCTCAATTACCGCAGTACACGCAGTCAAGTCGGTAGTCTGCGACAAGTCGATACCGGCAACACAATAGG